CTAGCCAGCGCCAAGTGGTTGGCATCGCGCACTACCGGCGGTTTGTTCAATGCCGTTCGCAAACTCCGAGCAAAATTAACTATCTCGATAGGGCTGATGTGAGCGACGAAGAGGAATTGGTCGAGGGCGACAATGTGTTCGGGTTGCCAGTCCCGCGCACCTTTCAGGGCATGCGGACGAACACCAAGTACCGACCAGAGTTGGTGGAGGAGATCCTTTGGAAGTTGTCCGAAGGAATTCCGATGCTGCGGATCATGCGTGATATGCCTGTCGATCGCCGCACGATCTACTACTGGCGGACACGATATCCGGAGGTTGACCAGGCGATTCGTCTCGCGCGCGAGTACGGCGAGGAAACCATCGCCGACGAGTGCCTGGAGATTGTCGACAACCTTCAAGAGCACCCAGATAGCAGGCGTATCCGGGTGTGGACAAGGCTTCAGTTGTTGGAGAAGTGGAATCCCAAGCGATGGGGGCCGAAGCAGCAGGTGGAGCACCGGCATGACTTCACCAAAGCTCTAGAGGATGCGCGTGCCCGCGTCGTCAGCAATCAATGATCTAGCTTCCGACATAGGCGGGTTCACCCATGATCCGCTGAATCACGCCAGGTACGTGTACCCCTGGGGGCATGGCGCGCTTGCTGACTGGACCGGGCCAAAAGCCTGGCAGGGCGAGGTGCTCGAGCACATTGGCCAGCACCTGCGCGACCCGAAGACGCGGCACGTGCCTTGCCTGATCGCGGTGGCATCTGGCCACGGGATTGGCAAGTCGGCGCTGATTGGCATGGTGTCGAAGTGGGCTATGGACACCTGCGTCGACACGAAGGTTTCCGTTACCGCGAACACTGAACCGCAGCTGCGTACGAAGCTGTGGCCGGAGGTGTCGAAGTGGTTCAACCTCGCGATCAACTCCGACTGGTTCAACGTCCACGGGCTGCGTATTCATTCGGCGATCAAGAAGCATCACGAAGCGTGGCGCATGGACGCGGTCACGTGGTCAGAGACCAACACCGAGGCGTTCCAAGGCCTGCACAATGCCCGCAAGCGTCTTGTTGTCGTCTTCGATGAAGCGTCCGGTATCCCCGGCAAAATATGGGAAGTGACCGAAGGTGCGCTAACTGACGCGGAAACAGAAATCATCTGGTTGGTGCTGGGCAACCCGACGAATGCCACCGGGCGATTCCGCGAGTGTTTCCGATCCGGCCGGTGGAAGACCTGGGAGATCGATTCGCGCACGGTTGAGGGGACCAACAAGGCGCTGTTTGAGCAGTGGGCTAAGGAGTACGGCGAAGATTCCGACTTCTTCAAGGTCCGCGTTCGCGGGATGTTTCCAAGTCAATCGGTGCGGCAGCTCATTTCGGAAACGGATGTCGACGCGGCGTATGGTCGCTATCTTCGACCGGAGCAATACCAGTGGGCGCCGAAGATCATTGCTGTGGACCCGGCATGGGAGGGCGATGACGAGCTTTGCATTGTTCTGCGGCAGGGGCTGGGTGCAAAAATCCTGCACACGCAGCGGAAGAACGACAACGACATCGAGGTTGCGAACCGCATTGCTCGCCTCGAAGACGAGCACAAGGCGGACGCGGTGTTCATCGACGGCGGGTATGGCACGGGCATCGTGTCTGCCGGTCGGACGCTGGGTCGCAACTGGCAGATTGTCTGGTTCTCGGGTGCGTCACTTGACCCTGGCTGCGCGAACAAGCGCGCGGAAATGTGGGTAGCCATGCGCGACTGGCTGAAGCAAGGCGGGGCGATCCCTGAAGACCGATCGCTTCGTTATGAATTGATGGCGCCGCAGGTAATCCCGAAGCTGGACGGAAAGATTCAGTTGGAACCCAAGTCGGCCATGAAGGCGCGGGGCATCCCCAGCCCGAACCGGGCGGATGCGCTGGCGCTGACGTTTGCGTTCCCGGTGGCAAGCAAGGCGACGGCCGGTGTGATGACGGCGGAAGTGGAAACCGAGTACGACCCATTCAGGTGATGATATGTGCATAGCGAAGAAACCCAAGGTCCAGAAGGCACCGGCTCCACCGCCGATGCAAACGACGGTTACCACGGACGAGGCTGTCCTGCGCGAGGCCAGCAGGGAGCGTCGCCGTGCTGCGTCCCGCGCGGGCCGGCAATCGACCATCCTTGCGGGTGATGCGCCTGCGCCGACGGGCCAGGCCAAGACGCTGCTGGGCGCATGATGCAGGAGACGCTTTGCCAGCGGATGAACAAGCGCCTTGCGCAGATGCAGCGCGACCGTGCCACCTATGAGGCGCACTGGCGCGATCTGTCCGAGATGTTTGCCCCGCGGCTGGCGACCAACATCAAGACCAAAACGTCGGAGCCTAGCGGCGAGAAGCGGCACCAGAAGATCATCAACGGCAAGCCCCTCCAGGCCGTCAGGACGCTCGCTGCCGGGATGATGAGTGGTAACACCAGTCCTGCCCGCCCGTGGTTCAGGCTGACCACGCCAGACCCGCAGCTGGCCGAATTCGGGCCGGTGAAGGAATGGCTGTGGACGGTGGAAACCCGCATGCGCGAGGTGCTGCAAAAATCCAACCTGTACCGGCAGTTGTCTAAGGTGTACCGGGACATCGGCATCTTCGGCCCGTCATGCCTGGTCGGCGTGCCGGACAGCGAGCGCATCGTCCACTGGATTCACTGGGAGATCGGCACTTACTACCTGGCCGAGTCCGCGCGCGGCCGCGTCGACACGGCGTACCGCGAATTCAAGATGACGATCCGGCAGATCGTTCAGGAGTTTGGTATCGAGAATGTGTCGGGTCGAATCCGGAACATGTTCGAGAATGGCCAGTTTGAAACCTGGGACGACATTTGCCACGCGATCGAGCCGAACGGCGAGCAGTGGCGGTCGGTGTACTGGGAGCGCGGCAACAAGGAGCAGCTGCTGGCTGACCGCTACTTCCGGACGAATCCGATCGTTGCGCCGCGGTGGGATGTGGACGGCGCTGGGGTGTACGGCTATTCGCCGGCGATGGACGCCCTGGGTGACGCGCTTGCTCTGCAGCGAAAGGAACTGCGCAAGCAGGAAGCGATCGACATCGTCGTCAAACCGCCGCTGATGGGGCCGACGTCGCTGCGCAACACGACGGTGAGCATGATCCCCGGACGGATCACCTACGTGGACATTGCCGCGGGGCAACAGGGCATCAAGTCGATCCACGACTGGCGCCCGGAAATTGCGCCGATGCTCGAAGACATTGCGAAGACGGAACAGTTGATCGACTCCGCATTGTTCGTCGATCTGTTCCGCATGCTGGAGAACCTCGACCGTCGCGACATCACGGCATTCGAGATCGACAAGCGCGAAAAGGAGCGGATGCTGCTGCTGGGTCCGGTCATCGAGCGCTTGAATGACGAACTCAACAGCGCGGTGATCGACCGCACGTTCGACCTGATGGTCGACGTATCGAAGCCGTTCTGGTCTGGTGCGCTGGATGGCAACCCGCTGATCCCCATGCCGCCGGAGGAACTGGCCGGGATGGAGCTGAAGGTTGAGTTCATCTCGATTCTGAGCCAGGCGCAGAAGGCTGTGGGACTCGGCGCTGCGGACAACCTGCTGGCGTTTGTTGCAAATGCCGCACAGATGAAGCCTGACGTGCTCGACAAGATCGACCTGGATCAGGCCGTCGACGAGCGTGCCGATATGTTGGGCGTGTCGCCGAAGATCGTTGTCCCTGACGACAAGGTGGCGGCGATTCGGCAGGAACGGGCGAGGATGCAACAGGCGCAGATGGCCGCACAGGCCGCGCAGGTGGCGAGCCAGTCTGCCAAAGACCTGAGTCAGGCCGACATGACCGGCGATAACGCACTGACCCGGGCTATGGGCATTGTCGGAGCCTGACATTCCCGAACAGCGGCGCCAGGCCGTTGTCGAATACATCATGAATCATCCGCAGGGCCGCGAGTTCATTTGGGGGCTTCTCGGCGACTGCGGTCTTTACCGATCGTCATGGCATCCCTCGGAGTTGATTCACTTCAACGAGGGGCGCCGTGACGTAGGACTGCGAGTCCTGGACGAAATCATGCGCCGTTGTCCTATGGCATACCTCGACATGCAGAGGGAGGCCATAGAGCGCGCATCACAACCGGAGAGCGACGAAGACGATGAGCGAAGCGACTGAAACCACAACGACAGAAGAAACTACCCTTCTTACGGATCAGGGGGAGCAGCAAAGCCAGGAGACGACGACCGGCGACGGTCAAGACTCCGGCGATGCGCAGCCCAAGGCGCCGGAGAAGTACGAGTTCAAACTGGAGGGGTTCGAGATCGACGCGCCAGTGATGGAGCGGTTCGAGCCAGTGTTCCGCGAACTCGATCTGACCAACGAGCAGGCGACCAAGCTGGCCGAGGGCTATGCCCAGATTCGGCGGCAGGAAGCTGATGCGTGGCAGGCCGAGGTATCGGGCTGGGCCGACGCCGTGAAATCGGATGCGGAGATCGGTGGCGACAAGATGCCTGCGATGGTGTCTGCGGCCAATCGCGTCATTGGACTCTACGGCACTCCGGAGCTGCGGGCGTTCTTCAAAGACACCGGCTACGGGAATCATCCCGAACTGGTGCGTGTGTTTGCCCGCATCGGCAACGCGCTTCCGAAAGAGGACACGGTCGTCGATGGCAACCCATCCGGCGCAACGCGGTCCATCGAAGAGCGCCTTTACGGTAACACCAAGCCTTAACCCTGAGAGGAATCAGAAATGGCAACACTTGGAGCGAACAACCCCACGTTGCTCGACGTGGCGAAGACGATGGACCCGGACGGCTCCGCATCCGCCGTGGCGGAACTGCTGAGTCAGGAGAATGAGATCCTGATGGACATGCCGTGGTACGAGGGCAACCTGCCCACCGGACATCGCGTGTCGATGCGGACTGGTCTGCCGTCGAGCACCTGGCGGAAATTCAACAGCGGTATCGCGCAGAGCAAGAGCACCTACGTGCAGGTTGATGAAGCCTGCGGGATGCTCGAGCAGATGGGCACGGTCGACAAAGACCTGGCCACGCTCAACGGGAACACCGTTGCTTTCCGCATGCTGGAAAACCGTGGCCACATCGAGTCGATCAACAACGACTTTTCGACGGCCCTGTTCTACGGCGACACCTCGACCGAACCGGAGAAGTTCCTGGGCTTTGCGCCCCGGTTCAACTCGCTGTCGGCCGAGAATGGCGACAACATCATCAGCGGAAGCGGCAGCGGATCGGACAACTGTTCGATCTGGCTGGTCGGCTGGGGCACGCAATCGGTCCACGGAATCTACCCGAAGGGCACGAAGGCCGGTCTTTCGCATGAAGACCTTGGGCTGGAGACGGTCTACGACAGCAGCAACAATCCGTTCCGTGCCTTCCGCGACCACTACCAGTGGAAGTGCGGCATGGCGCTGAAGGACTGGCGGTACGTCGTTCGCATTGCGAACATCGACGTTTCCGATCTGACGAAGAACGCGAGTTCCGGCGCAGACCTGATCGACCTGATGACGCGGGCAACCGAGCGCATTCATTCGCTGAATGGTGTGAGGCCGGTGTTCTACGTCAACCGGACGGTTCGTTCCTTCCTGCGTCGCCAGGTGGTGAACAAGATCGCTGGTGCCACGCTGACCTATGACGCGGTTGGCGGTCAGCGGATGCTGTCGTTCGCCGAAATCCCCGTGCGTCGTTGTGACGCGCTCACCAACGCCGAAGCGGCCGTATCCTAAGGAGGGAAATCATGCTGATTGACGCATTCAACGAGTTTTCCAGTGCGCAGGCGGTGACCAGCACCGCCATTTCGACCAACGTCGTGGATCTCGGCGCGACCAACACGCTGAAGAACCTGGGCGCTGGAGAAAGCGTCTGGCTGATCGTTCGTACCATCGTGGCTGCAACCGATTCCGGTTCCGATGCCACCCTGGCCGTTACGCTTGAGTCGGATTCGACGGCGGACCTCGCAACCTCTGCGACGGTCCACGCTTCGTCCGGCACGCTGGCGTTCGGTACGTTCTCCCCGGCGG